CTTTTGCCGTTTGAGTGACCTAACAATCATTAAATATTAATACCTAATTTAGCGGACACACTAACCAATAATTGACCACATGAATAGGAGAGAGCAAACAGCTTATAATATTTATTATGTTAAATGGTAGAGGACAAAGCATGAATAAATTAATGTTTGAACATTCAAGCCCTCCCCCACTCTACCATATAGACCCCCTACCCTATTTTTTAGCGTGACCGATAGGGTAGACCCCATGTGCCCCCCAATATTCTGATATAAAACAATGATTTTAACATTTTTAAACATTTGACATGATTTCCTATATTACACTAGCTTTTATGCTAAGAAGGATATATCGGATGAAACGAAACATTAAAAGAAGTTACAAGACTAAAGGTTATCGTTTGTTATGTCGTCAACTAAAACAAGGAATGTAATGAAAGACACTTATGGTAAAAAGGATTACACCTGTAAATGTGGTACTGTAACTGAAGGGTATGTTTGGTTTAGTCAAGTAAAGGAAACACAGTTTGAATGTACTAACTGTGGCAAATGGGTTGGTCATGAGAACCTAGAGAAGAAGGTAGCTACTATTATTTCAATACGCACACCAACAAAGAATAGATAATATGAACGCACAATTCAAGGAAATAGCTAAAGAAGCTTTTATCATAGCCTATAAGGAGAACTTCGGCAATATTACCATATCTTGTGAGGCTTCTGGAGTCGGTAGGACGCAGTATAAGACTTGGTTGAAGGATGATGCTGACTTTGCTAAGAGATTGGCTGAAATCGAGCCTGAGGAGATAATGCTTGACTTTGGCGAACAAAAGCTGATGGAGAGGATTGCTAGGGGTGATACCTTAGCTACGATGTTCTTGCTAAAGACTAGAGGCAAGAGAAGAGGATATATCGAAAAGACTGAGGTTGCTCATGAAGGAGATGTTGTTAAGCAGATCACAGTAAATGTCATTAAGCCAAATCAAATCGGAGATATTATGAAGCAAATAGACGGAGATGAACACAAGACCATAAAAGATGGTGAGATAATCAACTTTGATACGCAAGTTGAACCTGCAATGATTGTTCCTGCTTATAAAGCTGGAGAAAGTGATGAAATCCCACTTTACAACCATGATTCAGGTGAATTATTAGATATTAATGAAGATGGTGACTATGAGGAATAGCTACAATGCCTCTATTACGCATTTTAAGGCGATTCTAGCGCATTTAACCCTATGTGTAGTACTATGTATCCATTTTGGAATTGAAAGGCTTAAATGGGGCTTAAAATAGCAAATATGAAAAACATAAACAAGGACTCGTAGCAACTCGTAGTGCTCGTAGCATTCGTACTAACTACGACTACTACGAATAGTACGACCCCCTACCTTCTTATAAAAATAAAAGTTTTCTATTAGTAAACTACAGACCTATTTTTTAAAATTTTTCCTATGAACGTTACCACAAACGTAGTCTTTGAAATACTGCAAAACTCACAGAAGAGAATTTCCATCATGCAAGGAGGAACAAGATCGGGTAAGACATACAATGTGCTTACATGGTTTATTGTTAAACTGCTCCAGGAGAAAGGAAAGACGCTGACAATATGTCGTAGCTCACTTCCGTCCATCAAAGGGTCGGTTATGCGTGACTTTGTGGAGATATTGTCTAAATATGGGCTTTATAGCGAAGAAAAGCACAATAAGACCGAGAACATTTATTTTTTAGGTGGGAATGTCGTAGAGTTCGTTTCTACCGACCAACCGCAGAAGATTAGAGGGCGAAAGCGTAATTATCTGTTTATAAACGAGGCGAATGAAGTAAACTACGAATCTTGGATGCAGTTGTCACTTCGTACAACCGATAAGATAGTAATTGACTATAATCCTTCCGATTACTACTCCTGGATTTACGATAAGGTAGTTCCGAGAGAAGATGCGGACTTTACAATCACTACTTACTTAGATAACCCATTTTTAGAGAAGGGCATTGTAGATGAGATTGAGAGGCTTAAATCAGCAGACCATGAATATTGGCGTGTTTATGGTTTAGGAGAGAGAGCAATATCCCAAGCGACCATTTATACGCATTGGAAGCGAAGACGCAACTTCCCTGATGGCGGAGATACGTTTTACGGACTTGACTTTGGATTTAACAACCAAACTGCCCTTGTTAGGGTTAAAAACTTTGATGGCGAATTATTTGTCGACCAATTAATCTACGATACAAAAATGTCGACGGCGTTACTAATTGATAGGATGAGGTCACTAGGTCTTGATAGAAATTCAGAGATATTTGCCGATCCTGCCGAACCAAAAACTATTAGCGAAGTAAACAAAGCAGGGTTTAACTTAAAGAGTGCTGTTAAAGATGTTTATGCAGGAATCAACAAGGTAAAATCATTTCCTTTGCATATAAGGTCAGAGTCCTTAGATTTGCTTGATGAGATTAAAAACTACAAGTGGAAGACGGATGCAGATGGCAACACACTTGATGAACCTGTTAAGTTTCGAGATCACTTAATGGACTCTATGAGGTATGCCATATACACAAAATATGCTAAACCAAAAAGAGGGTGGGTTGTATAGCTTAAAAATTTGTTACTTTTGTAAAAATAATATATAGCGTGAATTTAACGGACATACTAAAGGCAGCTAACCCTTTTAAACAAAAGGCAGCACCAAAGGTGACTTTTAACAATCCCTTTGCAGATTTTGGTGGATTGATTGGAGGAAGAACACTTTATCCAGAATTAGACCAGCAAAAATTTGTACTTGACTATAAAAACAATAGTGAGGTATATGCTATCATCAAACGTATCTCTAAAACTATTTCTACTGTTCCTTTCTATGTTTATCAAGTTAAGAACAGAAAAGAGTTAAATAGATATAAGGCTATGCTAAACAATGCTACTACAACAGCAGATATTGCTAAAGCAGAGTTAGTTCGTGTAAAAGCAGTTGCAGAGATTGCTGATTCCGAATTAAACGCATTACTAGAAAAACCTAACGAATACCAATCATTCTCGGAATTTATTGAGAGTGCTATTGGTTATAAACTTATTACAGGCAATACTTACATCTGGGCGAATAGACTAGAGTCTGGTAAGGTTGCGGAACTTGTTACACTCCCATCTCAATACGTTGCTATCACTTCTGATGGTACAATAAATGGGGTTGAAGGTTATTCTTTTACGCTAGTTGGATGGGATCAATTAGATGCGAAAGACGTAATCCATCTAAAATACTTCAACCCTTACTTTGACACTAACGGTAATCAATTATACGGTTTGTCGCCATTACAGGCTGCTTACAGAACTATCCAGCGTTCTAACGATGCAAAGGATACTTCAGTAGCTATGTTACAGAATCAAGGACCTAAAGGTATCTTGTCTGCTGACGAATCAAATGACTTTGGTCCTGAAGCTGCTGGTAAACTTAAAGAAGATTTTTACAACCAGTACGGAACAAAGACTCAAGCAGGTATCTTAAAAAATGCAGGTAAGATTTTGATTGCAGGTGCAAAGTTGAATTGGATTAACATGGGATTAAGCCCTGTTGATTTGCAATTACTAGAATCAGAGAAAATAACACTTAGAGAACTTTGTAATGTTTATGGAGTAAACTCTGCGTTGTTTAATGATCCTGATAACAAGTCTTATAACAACATGAAAGAAGCTAAGAAGGAAATGTTGACTCAAGTAGTCCTTCCTGAGTTAGTAGCTCTTCGTGATGCATTCAATAGGTTCTTTGCAAGAGAGATTGGTCAAGGTTACTATATTGATTTTGACTTAACAGTATTCCCTGAGTTACAAGAGGACATGAAAGAGCTTAGTGCTATACTTTCTCAATCTTGGTGGATTACTCCTAATGAGAAGAGAGCAGCTATGCGTTATGATACTGTTGAAGATGACGTAATGAACGAGATATTTATACCAGCAGGTTATTTACCTATTGATGAATTAACAATGTTACAAGACCCTAGAAACGCACAACAACAAGGAGATTATAATTTGCCACCTGTAAAATAGATGCCGAAAATACTTTATCCATCACAGCAATTTGCTTTGCAACAAAAGATAGCAAGGAAATCAGTCAGAGAGTTTCAGTCTAAAATAAAAGAGGCTTTACAATCTGACTTTGATAAAGCTGCTCAGATGGTTGAGGCATTAGGGGTAGAACAAGCGGCTAATAATCGTGCAGGTTTTTTTACTGGAGATAAGATTAATAATATTTTACGAACTTTGTATGAGTCAACTGGCGGTTATACTGCTATGAGATACCAACAGATGTTTGAAAAGAATAAGAAAGCGGAAGAGATTGACCTTGATCCTTTAAACATTTTGGATGAGTGGTTAGCTTTTATGTTATCGTATTGGGTTGCTATTAGTGGACCTAAGATGTATGGCATAGAGAATACTACTGAAAACGAAATAGCTCGTATATTAGCAAATGTTATAAAGTTTGGTCGTGAGAATGGATTGTCACAAAATGAAGTTAATTCATTGGCAATACAAACTCTAAGAGAAGGAAAGATAAATAACGCAAGGAGTTTACTTATAGCTAGAACTGAAAGCCATCAGGCATTAAGTACAGGTGCTATGGGTGCGGTGAATTTAGCAGGTGTTCCAGTATTAAAACAATGGATAGCTGCTGAATATCCAGCTAAGAGTGGTAAGCCAAGATTATGGCACAGGGATTTAGATAAACAAACGAATCCTGACAATAAAGGTGTAAGAATCCCTGTAAATCAACCATTCCTAGTAAACACTCCTGACTATGGACTAATAGAAATGCAATATGCACATGATGCAGCAGGGTTAGCAGTAAATAACTGCAACTGTAGATGCTGCACAGTTTATATAGCTTAAATAAAAAATATGAGTAATTTTTACAACAAAAAAGCGGTAAGTGGTGCTCCAGTAGATATGGAGGATGGTAGCAGAGTAATTACTATGTACTATTCTGCGTTTGGTAATGTCGACAGCGATGGCGATGTTATTATGCCAGGTTCATTCACTAAAACGCTAAAAGAAAACGGACCTAATGCCACAAATAGAATTTGGCATTTATTTAACCACTCAACCGATAAGCCAATTGCTAAACCATTCGAAATGATGGAAGATGGATTTGGTCTAAAGGCTAGAGTAAAGATGCCTAATACAACATTAGGTAACGATACTTATGAGTTGTATAAAGAAGGTCATATCACAGAACATAGCATAGGCTTTCAGACTATTAAGTCACAAGCGAAGTCAGGCTATAACGAAATCAATGAAATTAAATTGTTTGAGGGTAGTTCAGTATTGTGGGGTGCAAACGCAAATACACCTACAGTTGGAGTAAAGAGTCAGATTAAGTCTGTTCTTGTAGATGAGATGGGTAAAACTATTAAGTCTTTAAGAAACGGTCACTTTACTGATGAAACATTTGAGCTGTTAGAACTTAAACTTAAGCAATTACAACAATATCTTGCTGAAATGGAAGACGAAGAATCAGTCGACTCTGAAGAACAACCGCAACCATCTATGGAAGGCGAAATAGAAACGCCAGAAGTAGAAGCATTGGAGGAAGAAGAAGACCCGATGGTTTCTATTGAAGTAGAGATGAACAATTATTTAAAATCATTTAAAATTTTCAACTAATGGTAGAAGAAATTAAAAGTGCTTTCGAAGGCGTTAAAACCGAAGTAAACGGTGCAATCGAAACATTAAAAGCTGATAACGCAGTAGCGGTAGATGGCTTAAAAACAGAATTAGAAGAATTAAAATCTCAAGTTGCTGTAGTAAAAGATGCTGCTGACAAATTAGAGGCAAAAAACAATCGTAAGACAATGAATGAAAATCAAACAAAAGGGTTCAACGTATCCCTTGCTGAAGCAATCGAAAAGAATGCTGACAGTATCGCAAAATTAGGTCGTGGTGAGCAGAAGCGTTCTGGCTTTATCTTAGACACTAAGGCAGTAGGCAACATGACAGAAGCAGTTAACTTAACTGGTGGCTTAGAAAGACAATATGCTCCTCAAGTATATGCTCTACCTTCTCGTAAAGTGCATATCAGAAGTTTATTGCCAGTAGGTAATTTATCTACAGGTTTATTTACTTTCCCTAAAGAAACAGGTGGTGAAGGTGATGCAGCTCCTCAAACTCAAGGTTCTGCTAAAGCTCAAATCGATTTTGATATCACAATGACTGATGCTCCTGCACAGTACATCGCTGGTTTCGTAAGAATTTCTCGTCAAATGTTGGATGATGTTCCTGCTATGACTTCTTTCTTACAAGCTCGTTTGTTAGAGAAGTATTTATTAGCTGAAGATGCTCAGTTATTGAATGGTAATGGTACTGCTCCTAACTTACAAGGTATTACTGGTGTAGCTTCTGCTGCAACTGGTGCTGCTACTGTAGACGTTGAGCAATTAGTACAAGCTATTGCACAGGTATATACTGCTGATTATTCTGCTAATGGTATCTTGATCAACCCAACTGATTGGGCTGCTATCATGAATACTAAGAATACTAACTCAGCTTATAGCCTTCCAGGTTCTACAGTTGTTACAACTGATGGTACTCTTACTATTGCTGGTATTCTAGTGTTCCAATCTACAGCAATTGCTGCTGATAAGTTCTTAGTAGGTGACT